GACTGGGAGTCCATAGGACAGATGAACCTCAACATCATAGTGGGTGCTAATAAAAATGCAGACACAATCAATGGGCCTATCAAGTTCCCGTCTGGATCTGGCATGACCCCAGAGATAATGGCCATCGTGCTGTTGCTCTCAGGCCCCAACGCAGATCCCATACAAACATTCAATGAAAAAATAGTATGGGTAAAAGGAATGAGTGGATCGGAGAGGAGATTGGCATTCATCAGAGGTGATCTTAATGCCACCAGAGAAAATCCAGCCGCCTATAAAAAACACGTGTTGCCTATTATAGGTAAAGGTGACGCATACACTTGGTTCCATCATGGGTTGCTTGACGTAAACACAGGAAAGCACAGTGTAGACCCAAACTTCACAGAGCCAACATTCGAGGCACTGTATGAAAAGACACATGGAGTGGCACCAAGCGGTGACTTCTATGACGCATACAAACTGGTCAAGAGTTGGAGGGACGCACTACAGAAGGCGTTCTGGGTGAACAAGGGCAATCCCAACCGACAGAAACTAGTGGACTCCCTCAACAGGATGATAGCGGATCCAGAGTCACGTGCCGCCATAGAGAAGAACGTGGGCCAGTACGAGTGGAGGACCGGGGCAGAGGGTGACGCCGCCGTGAGGACACTAAAGTCGTTCATCACGCCAAAGGCGTTGAAGACCTTGTCCGACTTCGGTAGCGAGCAACTGGGCTACAACACGGTGTACAAAGAGGAACTGACCAAGTGACGTACATACTGTTCACTGGAGCGCCGGGATCAAAGTGGAGCAGTGTGGTCAAGAACATCTACTGGAGTGAGGACATAGACCACACTGACTACTCCGAGGCCAGGACCTACTACCACGACGCCGACACCCCCGGACGCAGACAGCTCATGCACACGGGGGCGTATTGGGATCCGGGCATGGAGTTCGAAAACTCAAAAGAAAATTGGGACCGGCCATTCTCTGGCACCGGCCACAGGATCATCAAGTCACACACATTCGCACACCAACTGGACGAACTGAAGATGCTGGGGCACCCCATCGTAATGGTTCGCAGGAACAACATAGAATGTTATGACTGGTGGAAACTGTGTGGAGAGTTCACGATCACATATCCCAACTACCAACACTTCGAGGACTTGGACCGTATGTGGACGCACATACAGGATGAAAACCGAGACATCACACGGTTCATACAGCAAAACCTAGACAGGATAACCTGTCCCGTGGACAACTTCGACCTGTGCCGGGTGCTGGGAATAAAAGAACCCGGACCCAGAGACAGCATACATACACACAACTACGCGAGCAAGGATATCAAGGTATATGTCTACAAGTAATTGGGAAGAGTCAAAAGCGAGGAGCGACTACCACTTCAACAAGTGGCACCGGGACACGGACTGCGTCCAGCACCTGGGCAGGTTCACGGGAGGTTGGCAGACCGAGATACAGTCGGTGATCGATGACGCCAAGCCACTGAACTGGGCCAACCGTAGGGAGGGCACGGGCAGGGAGAACACTAACATCAACGTGGAGGCGGAAGAGAATGACCTCAGGAACGCGGGTGCCGATCCCAAGATGACAATATACAGGGGACTGGCGGACTTCACCAAGTGTCCCACGCTACAGAGGATGACTGACTACTTCGCACTGGAACCAGTGAAATCCAAACTACACATACAGTTCACGGGCGAGGTGTTGAACATGCATATAGACAAACTGTATGACCTAGATGCTGATCCCAACAACGTGGTGAGGATCATGGTCATGCTACAGGACTGGGAGCCTGGGCAGTTCATAATGTATGGTAATGAACAGTTCGACAGGTGGCGTACAGGCGACATACACAAGTTCGACTGGCGGAACATACCACATGCGACGGCCAACGCCAGCAATCGGCCTAGGCCCATGTTGGTGGTGACGGGGGTGATGACCGATAAGACCAGGGAGATACTGGCTAGACCGATCAAGAAAAGAATATAGACACGGGCACACTATTAGTATAAAATAGTAGACACATGAACAAGAAGATATTCGCACAACTGCTGGCATACAGCCAAAACGATCTAGACAAAATAACACAACCATACATCCAAGAGACTTTCGGTGTGGAGGTGAAGAGATGTGAAACACTGGAAGAATACACGCAGGTTATCGACGACGCCTGTCTACACAAGTACTTCTCAAAGTATTGGCAGAACGACATGAAGAAATGGAAGTACTCAGGGTTGGCGTTAGTGGATGAGGTCAACGGTCTGAAACCACGTGCGGTGTTGGACGTTGGCTGTGGTTACAACGAGTTCAAGGGCAAGATAGACAATCTCACAGGCATAGATCCCTACAATGATCGAGCAGACCTCGAGGTCAGCACACTGGATTTCAAAACAACACACAAGTTTGATGTGATACTGTGTCTTGGTTCCGTGAACTTTGGTAGCAGAGACAAGATCATAGCAGAGGTGGGCAGATGTGTGAACCTGTTGGCAGATGGTGGCACTATGTTCTTCAGGGTCAACCCAGGAATACAGCACGACCGACCCGAGGCCAAATGGATCGAGTTCTTCAGTTGGAACGTACCGTTCATCATAGAATTGGCAGATATGTTCAATCTACAGGTGTTGGACATCAGGGATGACACAAATTCACGCAAATACTTTGTTTATCGTAAGAAATTACAGTAGACTTATGCTAGAATTGTGCTACAATAAAGTGTAAATACCTACAATGCAAAAACACACTAGAAGTTTATTAGAAGAATTGAGCTCGATGCCCCTTAAGAAAGACAAGGAAGAGGTCGTAGAGAGCAGAGCATCACACATCCTTGAGAGTGCTATAAGATTAATGCACTACATCAGAGAGAACTTTGATCAAGACACGGCGTTTAAGTTAGAAAAGAAATTTAACTCAGCACTCAAAAACATGGATGCCAGCAAGTTCTCGAAGGGCGTGGCAAGAATAAAAGAGAACAAAGACATTAAAGAGAACGTACTGAAGATCCGAGACGGCGAATACCAAGAGGACTAACCAATGTTGATAGAAGATGTCCTTACTGAATTCAAGAGGACGCACCTAGAACACATCGAGGACATAGTGATCACCGATGGCCACGAGGGTGGTCGGGCTGTGGTGGAATACTTCAGGGGACTACTACTCACACTCAAAGGCACAAGCTCGGAAGCCGTGAAGGTTTCTGTGAAGTGGGATGGTGCACCAGCAGTGGTTTGTGGTGTCAATCCAGATAATGGAAAGTTCTTCGTTGGTACTAAATCAGTTTTCGCCAAAGCGGCAAAAGTAAATTACACAAAGAAAGATATAGCAAACAATCATGGCACAGACGAGCTGGGACAGAAACTATTGAAGTGTCTCGTACACTTAAAGAAACTGGACATGACCGGAGTGTGCCAGGGAGATCTATTGTTCACGGACGAGGACATCACACGCAAGAACATAGACGGCAAGCCCAACCTCACATTCACACCCAATACCATTACATACGCTGTACCAGAACAGTCAGACCTAGGTACTCAAATAGACAGGGCCAAGGTGGGCATCATATTCCACACCACATACGTGGGAGACTCACTGGCCGGCATGAACGCACAGGCGGGTGCGGACGTTGACTCGTTCACACGATCGCCGGACGTGTTCTTCGACAACGCCACCTACAAGGACGTGTCAGGCTCGGCCAAGTTTACTGATGCGGAGACCAAGCAGTTCTACAACGGCATAGAGAAACT